CATCTCTAATTCTAATAGAGTCATTTATAATTCTATATTGGGAAAGATAAGTAGATAAATTTTGTTTTAAAGTTGTTGGAGCTAGGGTTAGATTTTTATTTTGATCAAAAGCTAAAATATATAAATCTAAACTAGAAGGAACTTCTCCAGGAAGGAGATTTTCTAATTTGGAAGATTCTATATAGGCTTTAGCTATAGAACCATATATTGAAGGCATACTTAAAGCCCTAACTAAATAATCTTCTTGAGTTACAGTTCTTAACTGAGAGGCATAATTAGCTAGAGAATTATACCTTAAATCAGTCTCAGAATCACCATTAGTTCCTCCTGAGGAGGCTTCAAGGTTAGTTGTGGCCAATGAATTAAAAGTATTTTGAGCTAAAACTGGGTCTAGGTTACTGTTGTTAAAAACAATATTAGCACTACTAGCAAAACTAGTTAATGAATTAGCAGGGACATTAGATCCTAATCCTCCTCCTACTAAATATCTTATAGTTAAAGTAGTATTAGAAGGGGCAATACCATAAGTTTTAGTAAACAGAAAATTAGAAGGAGAAAAAGTTGTTGTAAGTTTATTTTGGGTTGAGGGTAATCCTATCCCAACATTGTCAGGATTAGGTATTATAACTTCATCAACATCGTTAGTAGTACCAGCTCCAAATTGAAGTTGAAGAGTTGTAGGATTAATAAACCTAGACACATATCTTCTTGGAACTTTTTTTAATTGTAAAACATAAGGTACTTGAGAGGCATCTGATTGAGCATTAGGATCAGGAAAGGGATTAGTATTTTTAACAGATTCAAATATTGTTTCTTGAGCTAAATAATCTACTTCATACCAATCATTTCCTTCAGTATCTGTTATATCTAAAATACCTATAATATTATTATTTGAAATCTCAATAGTTTCATATTTAACAGGATCTCCTATATTAACATTTAAGGTATTAATAGCGGCTGAAATGGCTTTGACTGTTTTTTTAAGTAAAAATGATTTAGGTTGATTTCCTTCTATTTCATATACTGAAATGTTAGTAGGATCAAGTGAGCTAGATTTACTAAAGTCTACTAAATCTTGAGTCAAAAAAGGAGTATTTGAGAATACTGTGTTATTAACAGCTGTATTTTGGGGTATTATTAAAGCATATCTAAAGTCGGGAACATTTTGATTTAAAGCAGAATCATATATCGCGGGGACTGTTTGGTAAACATCTAAATTAGCGACTGATACACTAACAACTTTTGGTTTATAACCCATCATATATGCCAAATCATATAGATTATTGAATTGTCTAGCATATTGAGTAAAGTTTTCTTGGATTTGATTATCAGTGTAGAAAGCCATAACATCACCAACATAGGCGGCCATCTCAATAAACATTGTGCCTGGAGAGGCGGGGCTAAAGTCGGTTACAGTATTAGGGAAATAGGTCTTAGCAAAATCAATAAGGTTTGTTCTTAACTCAGAAAAGTCCCTATTAATATATTTAATATTTCTATTAACCCCATTATTACTATTTATTAAATCATATGGCATTATAATGGTATATTAAGTTCTATAAATTCATTTAAACTTGTAAAAACAGAATAAAATATTTGAACTGTAACTATATTATAGTCTGAATTGGATATTATTTTTACTTCTTTTAAGTTAACAGCTGGGAAGAGGGCTTTTATCTCATCTTCTATATAAAGTTTTAAAACTTCATTAGAGGACAATGAGTCTTGTTCAAAAAGAAATTCATATATTCTACTTCCAAAATTAGGATTTAAAGGTCTTTCTCCTCTACTATAAAGAAAATAGTTGATCATATTAGATTTTAACTGATCAGCTGTTGTGTAGTTTATTTTAAATAAAGCATCAGAACCTGAGATGGCTGTGGAAATAAAAGGGACACCTATCCCTACCCCAATAGCGGGTTGTTGATCTATAGCTGGGAGATTTCCTACTTTAATAGCCATTATTTACTCATTAAACCCATTATTTGATTCATGCTTAATTCACCAGTTGGGAGATCACCACCAGGCATTGTTCCCATAGGATTAAATTGGGCTACATTTTGGGTTGTAAAACTAGCAGCTGTTTCTCCTAAAATATTTCTATATTGGTCTCTTTTTTGTTCCATAGTTAATGAAGGGGAAGAAGAGTAAGATGGAGAAGATTGAGGAGCATATTCAGTGACAGTTTGTTTAGGAGCTTTAACAGCTTCTAATAAAATTTCTCTTAATTCTTCTCTGATAACTTCTCTAACTGCTTCTTTAATTATAGATTTGAAAGTGTTAGTCTTCATTGTTTATAAATATTATGTTAATCACCTTTTAAATTTTGAGTATCAATTATAAATTTGAGTTCTTCAACTAAAACATTAGGATCAGATGCGAAAGAAGATTCACTTTTTAGTCTAACAACTTTTCTCTTATCTAATGCTTGGGCAAATCTTTTAGGGTAAGGAGTTTGATTTAACCCATCATATTTTATTTCAAAAGTAAATCCTTTATAAGTTCCAAATCCTTCTTCTGTAAGGTCTTGGTTTAATTCTTCATTAATTACTTCATACTCAATCCCAGATTCTTTAGCACATTTTTCAATTAAAACATCTAATTTTTTTAATTCATTATTAACTTTATTTAAAATAGAAATAGTAAAATTCTCTAAAAAATCAAATCCCCCCGCTATAGATTTAAATTTATTTAAAATTTCTTTTAAAGTACTAAATATATCAGATAAAGTAACTAAACTACCTGCTGTTACTCCTGGGGTGGCTGTTGGTAAAGGTAAAACTTTTAGTAAAGTAAGAGCAGGAGGAAGAGGAGTTGTGATTTTGGTAATTAAATCCCCAGTTCGACCTAAAGTTATAATTTGGTTTTGTAATTGATTAATCCCACGAGCTAAGGCATTTCGTTTGGCTATAATAATAAAAAGCTCTTCTTTAGTAGGACAAGTGTCTTTAGGAAATTTTTCTTTAAGTTTATCTATTTGAGATAATAAACGTTCTTGAATTCCAGCTACTTTTTTAGCTAAACTTTGTAAAAGACCTGATGATGGCATTATAATGTCTTATTATTAGATGATTTCAAAGTTTCTAAAGTAGCTAAAGCTTTACTAATAGTTTGGTTAGCTACAGCAGATTGTATATTAAGAGGAGCAAAAGGGGCTCCAGGAGGTAAACTAGTTAGAACTTGAAGTTGATTTAAGGTGGATTGAAGAGCAGTTAACACATCTCTTAATAAATCTACTGTTTTATTACCTAATAATAAAGGTTCTGTAGCAGTTTTATCTCCTAGTAAAATTTGAGGAGAATTAATAACTACTTGATTTTTACTATCAATATTAACTGAATCTTGAGAATTTAGATTAATAGATTTAGCTGAACTTAATAATATATGATCTTGATTAGCATTTAATACAATTCTACCTGAGTTTAGTAATACTTGAGGTTGAGAATATTGATTGACAGACTCAGGAACTGTAGAGTATGAGTTGTAATTAAAAGTATTAGGTTGGAGAGAAATCTGTTGGGTTGAAGTTAGATAAATAGAAGCTTTATCTTCTTGGATATTTTCCTCTATAGTTGTCCAACCTTCATCAGTTTGGGGACCTTGTCCATTTCTAATTTTAGTTATAGGATCTTTACCTTGGCTACTTCCAAATCTTAAAGAATTACCAAACCTACCTTCTAGTATATAATCACCTTCAAAGGGTTGAAGAGCATTTATGTTTAATTGTTCTATAAAAGTTTCTCCTAAATCTATTTCAGTTCCTCCATCTGTTACTCTTCTAACACTTCCAGCTCCAGTTTGTTGATAATCTTTTTGTTGGGATGGGGGTAAATTTGAAGTTCCTGGTATGGCATTATGATGTTGACTATTCCATACATTAAGAGGGGGTAAATAATAAAATTTAGAAGAGTTAGGGTCTGTTTCTAATTCAGTAGAAGGTAAAGAAATAACTGTTATAATTTCGTTGAGTAATGGATAAAATTTTAAGTTTGATAATAAGGGATATACAGTCATAAAATTTTCTTCTGTTGCAGGTTGTGTTGTATCTTCAACAAAAGTTAAACCTATAGAAGCCCATTCTCCATATTCATAGAATTTAGGATGATTCTGGTCTAAGATTATATCCTTAACTCTTTTAGAAGTTATTATTTTGTCTTTAAGATTAGCGGGGTTGCTAAAAGGACTTAAAGCATTTTTAGATAAACTTGATAAACCATAAGCAGGTCTAGCCATTATTTTTTACCTTTATCCTCGTTA